TTATGGTGTGTCTGAGAGCTCACTGGTTGGTGGTGCACTGGAACCCTTAGATCTATTAAGAAAATCCTTATTTGGATCTTGTCCAGGGATCTTGCCACGGGTATATGCCACACCGAAGGATGCGTAATTAATTAGATCTTTGAATGAGTCTTCCATTGATTCAAAATTGGGCTGATATGTTGGATCATTTTCCATAGCTTCGAGAACAGACCAAAGACGAAGAGTTTTGGCATGGATAATATCCATAATCGATGCAACACCACGTGGATAATAATCTGCTTGAACTATACGCGAATTTGGATTTTGATAATCATTACTTTTCTTAGCTTGGATTTCAGCACATTCTTGTAAAACTTTAAGTGATTCTTTCATTGCGAATTTCCTTTGTTAACTATATTATTATACAATATCTTCTTCATTTTGTAAATGGTCTGGAGATAAAAGTCTACATACAATTTTGTTAGTTGAAAAGTGTATTGCTTCTTTAAGAGGCAATATTCCTAAAAACTTAAATTTAAGAACATCTCCAATTTTATAATCAGTTTCTATGTTTTGAGAAAATCCTACAATATGAGTAAGTTGTCCCATATTATATGATTCAATCATTTTGCAACCATTTCCATATTTGCCAGGAGGTGGCAAACTAATATTTCGATATTTATTTGGTTTGCGTTTCAAATCAATTAGAATTTCTGGCGTATACGCCCAATCATGGCGCCATTGGTATTTTTCGCTTTCAACTTTTGGTAAAGTTGTAATTTTACCTTGATGCTTTAAAGTAAGTTCAAGTGCTAATGCATCTACATTTTCTCGTTTACTATAAGAACCATAGCTCCAATGTTTTTCTAATTCATCAAGTAACCATTGGTCAACTGTATAAGTGTGTGTATTAATTGTGTCTGTTATAGAAATCATAAATTAGTATAAACAAATTCGATTGCTCGATTTGCTTCCTTATCAAGTGGTCGATTATTATACCAATTACCAGTTTCAAGATCGAGTTCTTTACAAAGCTGAACGATTTCTGCAGTAGTAATTGGATATTTTTGTTTCACAGCATTTGCTGCAATTGATACCATAATTTGATACATCTTATGATACCAACCAGTTTCAGTGATTGTTTTATATTCAGCAATCAATTTTTTATTAACAAATGGACAATCGGTATAAGAGTTCCATGAAATGTTTGTGTTATCCATTTGTTCTTTACGGTGTGCAATAATTTTTTCTTGCATTTCTTCTGGTAGTGAATCAAATAAAGTATTACCACTACGCTTTTCTAAATAAGGGTGCTTTGCGAGTAAAGCAGATATATCAATCCGAGAGCCAGGATGAAAGAATATGAAGTTATTACTACCAGCGTACTTCGCAGGGATGTAATACATTCTGGATAAGTCTTTAGTTTGTCGATCTCCCATTGACTCAAGTTCGGAATTGAGTGCGAACCAGAAGTGTTTAATTTTATCAACTTCAACATGTTTGTTAAGATCAAAGACCAATCTGAACTTTGGTCGATCAAGTGTGCTGCTCGCAGTACTATAACAAATGAACTTCCAATCAGGAATCCTATCAAGTAGCTTGTCATATAAATTCTCCATTGTACAATCAAAATCATCAACATCAACTGCTGCCCAACCACCCCAGCTAATTACATTCTTATTTGCACGAGTTGTATGAGGAACGTAAGTAGCTGGGGATATTAGTTGAGCAGACTTTTTATCTTTTCTTTCTATTTCAGAAAGTTTAAATAGCAAATCCTTGAAAGCATCAAAGTCTTTCAAGGATAAACTGCGGTGAGTCTTATTATCAAATATTGAATTAAAAAGTGTTGCGGAAATAGCCATGATTAGATTTGTGCTCCGGTGCTTCCCATCCTCTCGGCTTTACTAAATCAGGTAGACCTAATGGATTTGGTCTGCTTTCTTTTACACCAACTTCTTTTTTCATATTTGCTTTTTGAACTTGATCCCATGCTTTATCAGCGTCAACTCCAAAAGCATCAAGAGTACCAATAGCAACAACACAAATATCAATTAAGCCATCGACAATTTCTTCTGGATCAGCTTCACTACATGCCTTTATAGTTTCTTGCAATTCTTCATTAATAAAACCAAGGCGAAATTCTAGAAATTTTTGAAGAGATTCTTTATCTTTGGTAACAAGTTTATTTGCAACCCATTGGTGTACACCATACTTACGGTGCATAGTGTTAATATCATTTACCCATTTACTAGCCATATTTCCTCCAAATAAAATATATTATACAACAAATTCGCGAAGATGTACAATCAAACAAAGAAAGATTCAAGAGTATTTACCTCTTCAGCATTCCAACCAATTGCGTCAAGTATTGGAGTAATTACGTCAAGAAAAGTTTTTTCGAATTGTTTATCATAATCAACATACTTATTTAACCCAAGCTCAGGCGGCAGAAACGTGGGAAAAGCAATTACATTTTCTTTTATAGGGTTAGGCAACTTAAGATAACAAAACTTAATTTTCTCGCCGTTTTGAATTTGTTCAAATCTTTTTTCAAGAGCTTTATCTTTCAATTGTTGGTTATATAATATAGCACCGCGCACATGAATTGGCGTACCTTTCTTATAAACGTTTTGTCTATCTTTCCATTTTGTTACGTCATTCACACCCCGCGGAAATGAAATATCTTCTGGCGGTAATGTTGTGAAATGCGATTTGAAATCTTGAATAGCTTTTTGTGTATTTGATTCTGAACCTGAAACAATTACTTTAAATAATTCTTTTAGTGCTGTACGACACGCTGATGGAGTACTTGATTTAATTGCTTCAATACCCATAATCTTTAGTTTTGGTTGAGCATATCTGACACCTTCGTTATCATACACATTCAATATGTAACGTTTCTTTGCAGTCCATATACCGCGATCTGCAATGACTTCACGAGCCATTACCATACGATTTTCGAATGAATTTAGTTTTGTCGATAAAGATTCATATGCTCGATCGAATACGGGCTCGAAGTGTTCAGAACATATTTGATCAAGAAACTTAATGGGATCGTTCGGAGCAAACTTATCAACCAAGGGTCCGAAATCAACATACAAGGAATCAGTATCGATAGCAATAACATAATCTTTATCTCCTGTTTTTAGTATTTTATTCATTGCTTGATTCAAAGCTTTTTCAGCCCAGCGTATTGCGAGCTGGCCAGATAAGGTAATACCTTCAGCAACACGTATATCAAAATAACGAAAGTACGCATTACCAATTGCACCATAAAGTGAATTCAATAGAATTTTGATTGCCATTTGTCTATTTTCAAGTTGATTAATTTGGCGATCAAGTTTTGGTGAAGGATTCTTTTCATATTCTTGCTTTGCTTCAAGCATTTCTTTTTTGACTTGCTTACGCTCATCATAATACTTAATAACAATTGAGGGTAATACGCCACGCTGATCTTTTCGATAACAAGATCCATTGGCGGCAACTGCATAATCGCTAGTTACATTAGTATCACTGTTTAGATAATGATCTACGCCTGATGTATGAACTTCTGATACAAGAGTTTCAGGTGACATATTGTTTTGAACAATAATGTTTGGATAAAGAGAGTTTAAGTCGAATGATACAACCCAGTTATGCAAACCAACATGAGGATCTTTTACATAACCGCCGGGATACGATGCTTTGAATTTATCGTCATTTGGTGGTGGAACTACCTTTTTGCGATTGAGTTCACGATAAATAATAGAATCCCATATTGCAGTTGTTCCAAATGTATCACCATAATTCACGCCACCTTTATATGCTATAGTCATAGCAAGAACAACAAGGCCCATCTTTTCTTCAAGGCGTTCTACTATTTCAACGTCTTTAATATTATAATCAATAAACTTTTGATGATCGTGTTTATAGAGATTATGGAGGGCACCATATTCTGAATAGTCAAGTTTGTTTTCACCAAGTACAACGTGAGCAATATGATCTAATTTATAAGATTCTTGTGCACCATAAGAATATCCAAACTTTTGAAATAAGTCTAGATAATCCATCTGTTGAACGCCATAAATTTCGTAAGTATCGAGTTGTTTACCTTTTATAGCAATCTGTCGATAATTAATCATATTCCAAGGCGAAAGTTTTTTGGAAGTATCTTCACCAAACACACGATTGATTCTGTTTATGATATATGGTATATCAAATAGTCTAGAGTTCCAACCAGTCACAATGTCTGGAGTGTTTTCTTCTTTGGACCACCAACTAATAAAAGAAGTAATTAATTCTTTTTCATCTTTGCAATGAATATATTTTACAGTATGCTGATCAGCAAAAATAGATTTGTCAACGTCAAAGTCGCCTAGACCCCAAACGTAGAAAACTTTATCGATATTATTTCTAATTGTAATAGAAATGATTGGCTGTGCCGCTTCTTCTGGAAATGGAAAGCCGTCGTCCGATGCAACCTCAATATCAATAGTTGCAACGTTGACAAAATTAGGATTGAATTCAATTTCATTTGGAAACATATCCGTAATGCATTGGTGGATATAGTTTGTTGTACCATATATCTTAAAATCTTCAACACCTTTATAGAGATCGCAAAATTCTCTAGCATCCTTCATTGAAGGAAAGTTTATTGGTGCAAGATTTGTACCATCGATACTTTGCCAACCTTCTTCCTTATTGGTTGGTACAAAAAGAGTTGGATTGAATTTTATTTTTTTAATGACACGACGACCAGATTCGTTATAACCGCGATAAAGAATCTGATTGCCATATCTATTTAGACAAGTGTAAAAGCTCAAAGTAAATCTCCATAACTAATAATACTATTATATCACAATAAGAGATTATTGTACATCACAGAATGAGCTTCTTTTCAGGTGGTAAATCAATTGTGGAATTAATTTTACGATACTGTTCTTCCAAACCAGAAACCGCTTGAGTTACAAACGCAATAACGTTTTCATTCAATATGGTTTCTTTTTCTTGCATAACAGTATAAGGCATCCAAACCATAATTCCTACTCCATTTTCTGTAGGAACAATCAGTCCGGGCTTATCTATCTTATAGCCGCTTTTTACTTTTTCGGCGAATGCTATAACTTCTTCGCCAGTGGTGAGTCGAATAACTTGCACTTTATCCATTGTATTTGGTCTCAATTTCATAATTAATATAAAAGCCGGCGCCGAAACGCCGGCTCACTGTAAGCTATTCTTCTCCTTCAATTAAAAGTTGAGGTGAGCTAATAGCAATTTTACGTGGTTTCAGTTCATCTGGTATTTTATGCTCTAAAGAAATTGATAAAATACCATTATTTAGTTCAGCACCAGATACTTCAATATGATCTGCAAGATTAAATGTTTTCACAAAACGTTTTTGCGAAATACCTTTGTAGATATATTGATCTTTATCTGAGCTTTTGCCTTCACCTCTTACAGTAAGGACATTCTTTTTCCATTCAATATCGAAATCATCCATAGTAAAACCGGCAACAGCTAACTCAATTGAATATTGATTTTCTGATAATTTTACTAGGTTGTGCGGTGGGTAAGAACTTGTAGATCTATCCACAGATGCTTCCAATTGATTGAATAAAGAATCAAATCCAACTAATGATGGATGCGAACGAAACATATTTAAGTGTGTCATAAAGACCCCCTATTATTAAGCAAGGTTTTGAATATGAGGCCGGACCATTCCGCACCTCATTATTATATATACAATTAGTGAATATTACCGATATTATATTTCGGACAAAGTTCCCAATTGCCTTTATCCTGATGTGAGATTACTTTAATTTGTCTCAATGGTGCTGTGTCTAATTGACCACCAGAAACAATACTAATTAAACCCCAATCAGATAACAATGTTGCAATGGTATTACGCCTTTGCACATCATTCAAAGTTAGATTCGATGGTTTAGAATCTAACAAGAATAATTCTTTAAAATGCACTATGAAATATCTACCTTGCTTATGCAAGATATGACATGATTGATAGAGTTTTCTATCTTTACGAGATGCAACACCAATACGCGTAAGAGTTTCGCGAACTTTTAGAAAATCGTCTGGCTCATTAAGAGAAATTTCCAACATGGATGCCGGAGTCCATTCGACTATTTCACTATTATTATTTTCCACCTTTATATAACCTCACCTTCAATTCATTGAGTTGGTCATCTGATAATAGGGAAAGAGCATGGCGGGCTTTTTCATTACTGTAACCATAATATTCTTTCACTACATCCAGCGCTGCTGGATCAGACTTCTTCAACCACTTGGAAAAACGTTTCCTCGGTCTAATACTATTTATAAGAAAGTCGAATTGAAGTCGGTTATCTAGATGGTGGTTAAGGTTCATTTCATTAGCAAATAAAATAGTATCGTAAAAATACGATAAGCTACGATTTACCATAAACGGGTTGTATTCTTTTTCTGCTACGTCATCAACCATAATATTCTTTTTAGAAGAATTAATAGCAGTAACATATTCAAAAGGGTTCATTACTTAAACTCCAAATTCGCCATTAGCTCGGTCATACAAGCAACGACATTCAATTCGTGGTCAGCAACAAACGCATTTTTATATTGATAGTCAGCCAGTATAAGAACACATTGTGGAATAGATTTTGGTTGAACATATTCATTTACGTTATCGTAAATTTTACGAAAGATAGCAGCAGGCTCGGTATCAATATTATCGACAACCCATTTACGCATTGCTTTGAAATCTTTTTCTTTCAGATATTTAACAAGTGCTTTAATGTTATCTTCAGTTAGGTTTACCAAAATACCAGCGTCGATCTTACCGGTAATACCATAACGTTGACATTCATTAATAACACGACGATAATCTGGAAAATGTTTTTCAATAAGAGCAATAACAGCTTTTTTATCGTAAGCAACTTTTTCATCATCTAGGATTTTGCAAATTCGTAAGAAAATAGCATTGGCCATTTCAGGCTTTTCGCTATTTGGAATAGCAAACTCATAAACGGAACAACGAGAATGTAAAGGTTCAATAATGCGATTTTTGAAGTTGCAGGTAAGAATGAATCTGCAATTGTTTGAAAATTCTTCGATAAAACCGCGGAGGGCGGGTTGAGTTGATTGTGGGTTTAAGTAATCAGCCTCATCAAGGATGACTACTTTATAACCACCCTGTAGAGATACAGTTGAAGCAAAGTGTTTGATCTTATTACGAAGAGTATCAATGTTACCTTCTTCAGATCCGTTGATTACAATAAAGTCAAGATCAAGTTCATTACACAGCGCTTTTGCAACTGTTGTTTTACCAACACCTGGAGTGCCAGTAAAAAGCATGTTTGGCAATTCGCCGGTAGAAATAATTTTTTGAAATACGCTTTTTAAGCCTTTCGGCAAAATGGTATCGTTAACTAATTGCGGGCGATATTTCTCCACCCATAAGAAATCAGACATTCACATAACTCCATAACAAATATAATATTATACAACATTAAGCTTAAAAAGTAAATGGTGCCTCGAGCCGGAATCGAACCAGCACGCTCGTAATGAGCGACAGATTTTAAGTCTGTTGTGTCTACCAATTTCACCACCGAGGCAATAATTTATTCTTTATAACCATACTCATGTACAAGTTTATCAAACTTTTTAAGTGCCTTTTTAAAGCCTTTACGAAGAACCTCAATTTCCTCTCGGTGACATTCTTTGATAGAACCACCAAAAGTATAATATTCAATAGTCCTTTGAATGATCTCGTCCCAAGTCTCTACTTCATTGACACACTCAACATCTGATTGACCTACATACACAAGCTTACGAATACCTTTAGGATCCAGGTCTGCGGTTACTTCTACATCTAATTTAATTTTACTCATCATTCAATTTGTATTCAAAGAAACAACAGATTCATAAAGCTCTTCAATTTCTTCTTGTTCTTGTGAAACAACTGCGAAGTTTTGCTTATGATACATGTTAGCAATTTTTTGCAAATATTTCTTTTCAACGTTTGTGTTATCAGCCAAATCTGAAATAATATTTTTTTGCAAATCTTTTTCAGCTTCAGCTCGCGTAGCAGAATTAGAATATTCTACTAGCGCATTCATAATTGTTTTTCTTTCTTCAGGGTTATTCACTATCATCTGTATCACCTGTTCCATTTTCATTTTGCTCAGCACTAGCTTTCTCATCTTGTGCTTGTTTAATAAATCTTGCGAATCGATCATATGTTCCACCAACCATAGTAAGTTCATGTGCTTTAAAAGCACCACGGTCTGTTGCAGTATTAATAATACGCAACACATTAATAAGATCGTCTAATGACAAACCTTCTTCGTCATTTGCTTGATCAATTGTAGTTTCTTCGGCCATATTATACTCCAAACGTAGATTTCTTTTCAAGAGCTACCCAGTATTCAACTGGATTATTTTTAGCTTTGAAATTTGAAAGAAGCTTTGACGAAATAGATACATCGTAATCGTCATTAATAAATTTAAAGTTTGCAATATTAAAAACAAAATTACAAGTAAATCCTGCGGACGAACAATTTGCAATTTCAACTTCATATGAATTTGAAGTAGCATCTTCAGTATCAGTAACAATCAAGACTGGAGTTGCTGCTGGTTCAGATTTACGTATAACAACATCAGTCACGCCAAGAGCTGCTGCAGCTTTTCGCACATTAGCCATGTCAGCAGCTGTGAGAGTAAAAGTAATTTCACATGGAGGCATGGTAATATCTTTAGTAGGAGAAGTAAGAATACTAGGATCAGCAAAGAAATATTTTACTGATTTGTTTCCTTCTTTAACATTCAAAAATTTGGCATCACTACTAATGTCTATGTCTGGATCTTCAAACATATTAACAACACCAAGAAATTCGTTTAGGTCATAGATACCAATTTGACTTGGCATTGATTCAGCAATAGTTGCTTGACCCATAATTGTTTTTGATTCTGACATTGTTTTAATAGAATTGCCAGGATTGATAACAATGTTAGCATTAATGCCAGCAAAGTTTTTCAATGTTGTTAAAGTTTGTTCACTTAGTTTCATCATCACTAACCTCAATATCTTTAATTATAAATGTTGGTTCTTCAAAATCCAATTCCAAATTAATAGTATCCACACTATCAGATATATTATACATCATAGAGTCAGAATTGTACATACTATCAGAATCCCAAGTTGCCGTGATTGAATCTGATATATTCAAATCTGTAATAGATATTGAATCATCTGTAATGCTCATTGAATCATCAAAATATTTTTGTTTATCGTGTTGATTTAAGGCCAACAAACCGTAGTGAAGAATTTTCATTAGATCTTTTCGATTTGCTCCATCTTTTTTACCATAACGTTGAGCATATTTTAATACGTTGCCCAAGAAGAATCCCATTCCATGACCACAATCCATAATGAACTCAGAAGATTGAAAAGAATTTTTAGAATAATGTTGACCGTAAGTACGATCAACATATTCACTTAGTTCTTCCAATAAAGCAGGTTCGTTAAATTTATACTCAATCATAAACCACCTTATATTTCATTAACAATTTCATCAATAACATTATCGCCTAAACCATTTGATTCAATAAAATCTTGACTCTCAGGTTCAGCTACAACCTTTGTAAATAAATCAGCAAAAGCGTCTTTAGTATCTTCATCAAACCGAGA